ACTCTATATATCGTACTAAGAATTTTAATGTAATTTTTACCACCTGCTTTTTTAGTCGGAATTGATATATTAGGAGCAGGATTATTTACCTCAGTAAATTCTATAGAATAAAAAGAATCGTTACTATAAGGATTATTTTCAAATTTAGTAATTTTATAATTGTACTCTATATCTCCAACCTTAAAATACCCATGGTATAAGTCACCATGTACTTCTGCTGCATTTGCTACTGTTAATTGCATTTCATGTAATGCTGTTAATAGCTTGCTAGCTACTGATCTAGTATCCTCCTGCAATGTAGTTGATGTTTCAGGTATAAAAATATTGTAGATGCGTGGGTCTTGTTTGCCAAATGTTCTCATCAGCATTCCAGCTACCGCATTAGCTTCATTTTCTACGTCTGTACCTGTTTTACCGTCTTCAGGATTTATACTTACCGTTTCATTTTGACGGTGGTGAACTAGTTCATGTCCTAGAGTTCTTAGTACGTCTGCTAAATTCCTATTTGCTATTGAAATTAGTATAGAGTGATCTTCAGGTGTATACCCACCAAAGCTATGATTTTGAGAAGTAAAACTTGTATCATATACAAATTCAATATGTGGTAATTCTTCAATCTCTAACATCTGCCCGCACCATTGAATATACTTGTTAATGATAGACATTGCTTCATCTTCATGTGGTTCTTCACCTTCCTTAATAACAGGTTGTTTAATTGTAGTAGCTAGTAATTTAAAGATAGGCTCGGCATATCCCTTATTCTTAGCCGATTCAGGTATAGTTTCTTCAAAACCATCTACATCACCTACTCTTAGTAAACCTCTAACATAGCTAGCTGATATTCTACCAAATTTCTCTTCTACAGGAATTGGTACAACTCTTTCTCCAAATGCTCTTTGAAGTGATTTAAAGTACCCCTGGTCATCTACTTCGTCTTTACCTCCTACAATATACACCGGTTTTTCAGTAAGGTGATCGGCAAGATAGTCATATACATCCTTAACAGGTGTTTGTGTTTTTGAAATACTTACAGATACTTTCGGTAAAGGCTGTGCTGCTAAGTAAGTTTGCCACACCTTTAAACTCTGTTCGGCAGTTATACCGTCTCTTTCTTTTGGTGAGATAATAACATAAAGGTGTGTGATATAGCTACGTGAAGATATATCTCTAGCTACCTCAAAGTGACCTTTATGTGGGGGTTTAAACCCGCCTGGGTAAAAACATACACCAGGTTCATTTATTATCTCTTCTGCAATTAATGCTCCAAGTTTATGTATATCTATCATCCTATAAATGCTTGTATTTTTGCTCTTGCTTGACTATTATCAATAGCTTCTGGTTCTGATTTTAATATATCTACTATACTCTGATTTAACTCTGCTGCCTCTTGTGCTCTCTTCATCGTCTCTTCAGGAGTTTTCTCTTTACCTTTACCGGTTGATGTATCAAAGAATCGACGTTTTACAATTGCCGGATCAAAAGACTTGTCTGCTCCTGTTGGATCATTATTTAATAATATAAAGTTATTTTTAAAAGCTTGTTCATATGTCTGTATGTTTTTATTAACATCTCTCCAGGTTCTTAGTACAATAGAAGGCATTAAAGACCTATCCCTATCTGCATTTCTCTCTAAAGATGTCATAGGGGATACATAGATCATTACCATAAATGTATCGTAACCAAGTTCTTCTAACTCTGCTTTCTTTTTGAGTAGTGGATTAGCTGCTGCACCTGTGCCATCTATAATAATATCGTGACGATTTTCTAGAGCTTGACTATATTTCTCTTTCGTAGCTTTTTGTGCCTGAGCTTGTAACTTAGCTGCTTGTGATAATTCTTCAGGTCCAAAGTCTTTTTGCTTCATACCCAAACCAGATGCTTTTAGTAATTCTTCGTAAGTATCATCACTATTAATAACATTGAATTTACCGCCCGGTATTATCTGTTTACCAATAAAAGATTTACCAGCACCTGCAGGCCCAGCTAAAAATATTGCTTTTGGACCTTGTTTACTTTCTCGTAATAAATTTACTAGTTTTATCATACTTTTATAAATAGTTAACCTTTAATCAATTAACAGTAATTCTTGTGATACAATAGATTTCGGCAGTCTATCAACTAATTCTACCATATACTTACTTGCTAATTCAACTCTCTCTAACATACTCTTGATTTCATTTTCATCCCTACTTAATCTATAAATAAACAACATATAATCTGTACCTACTCTTGGATCAAAGCTGATAAAGTCACACCATTTTCTACCTGTTACAGCCATGTGTGAGATACATTGGTAGTAGTAAGCAGGTGAGGTTTTTTTAAATTCAATATCCGAGGATACCAACCCGTATTTGAAGTGATTTACCGATGTGTAAGGACACTTAATCTCCAATACTCCATCGTTCCCAACTAAAGAATCCGGTGTTCCGCCATAATACTCTGATACTTCATAAAAAGAACAAGGTTTAACTTCTAGACCAGTTGCTGCTGCATAAATACCTCTTGCGGTATCTTCTAAATCTGTGCCCCAATCTAGAGCCGGGCCAATAATAGGCTGTAAAAACCCTCCTAATTTCTCAGAAACTCTTTCTAACAGGTAGCTTTTTGCTACTTCACTAAGACCTTCTTTTTTAGATCCCATTATTTTCCAAATCTCTGAACTAGTAATCTTACCTTTCCTAATAGTAAACCATTCAGATGATCGTTGTTCTGCTGCTAACATAATTCTAATTTTCTATGTAATAGTTTAGCATAACTTAACGCACTTGATTGATGTAATAGTCGAGTCATTTCTTGGAAACCTATGTCTGAAGGATCTTTTCCGTTCAATTCAACCAGATAAACTTCTTTTCCTAAATCCATTAGCTGCTGAGCATGTTTTATTGCGTCTTTTAGTGCATCGTTATCTAGAACGATATACACAGTTTTAACATCTGAGCTAGCTAGGTGTACTTGTAGAAGTGTTGGAAGTGTTTTACCAAATAACGGTATTGCATTTCTTTTTATAGCAATTGCATCAAAAATACCTTCGCACAGTATAACTGGGCATTTCCAGTTTATAAAATACTCTAATCCAATTATTTCATTTTTATTACAGACAGGTGCATTATATTTTCTTATAGGGTCTTTTTCAAAAGATCTTCCGACAAAGTAATTTAGTTTTCCATCTTTATCAAAAGATTGAACTATTAGGGAATTAACATATCGACCTGTTTCACAGTATCCAACTCCATATTTAATAAAATCTTCATCTGTTAAACCTCTTTTTCTAGCATAGGCTAGAGCTTGTCGATAGGTAATCGAGTTACTTTTCTGTAATATTGACCTATACTCTTTAGGAAGCTTTATTATTAGTTTCTCTTGAATCTCCCCAGTCTTTTCTTGAGGTAGATACTTTATAAAGGGCTTTAATTCTAATAGCGTCTCCCTCGGGACATTAAGCTTTCTGAATAGGTTCACAAGTGATCTGCCCTTCTGTCCACACACCCAACAATTCCATGGCGTTTTACCGTCCGGTGTTACTTGAAGATCTACTTCAAGCTTGGGTTTATGATGATGACAGAATGGGCAATTAAAAGCATAATTATGTTTTGAGGTGTGTTTACCTTTGCCTAATACTGTCTCAACTATTCCTAATAAAAGTCTAGTGTTATCCATAATATACTAAATATATGAACTTCCTACTAGACTACAAACTTAAAGTTTCTCCTCCAACCACTCCTTCGGTATATGTTTGTCGGCATAGGGGATACCCAGCTTCTCACACCAGCTCCCGTATGTTGTCTTAGAGTTCTTGGCTATTTTAGTATTAGAGTTACTAAAGACAAATCTTATGTCTAATTCAGGTCTTTGCGATTTAATTAGCTCGTGCTTTTTTCTATCTGCTAGTACGAATCTACCTTTTGTTTCTATGATGATACCGTTAGGTAGTACGAAGTCAGGTAGGTAGGTGTGATCTTTAGCAGGTACGGTATATCTAATTTTATTGGCTGGATTTTCGTATTGGTATACGACTTGTTTTGAATCGAGCTGTTGGGCGATAGTCTGTTCTAAACCAGAACGGTAGCCTTGTTGTATAGCTCTTCTTTTTACATTAACTTTTTTTGCCATAAAATAATTTTGGATTTAACAATCCCATCTAACTACGAATGTAACGTCAGTATTAGCGGGCATAGGAAAGGGTTGGGCTAGTTTACCAACTGCTATCAATTCATTAGCTCCGTTGTACAATCCAATAGTTGTAACGTAAGGTTGAAAGCTAGATCCGGATACGTTACTACTCAGTGCTCCATACGAACCTGATATTGCGGATGGATTTGTAGTCATATTAAATTCATTTTCGTTAATATGACACCTAACTTGAGACTGGTAAACAGTAGTTTCAGAGTTAAATCCTAGTATGAATTCATTCACGGACCATTTATCTCCGTCTTTACTTACGTAATCAGGGTTAGTTATAACGATAATACCGTGTGCGTAAATTATATTACCTACTACAGTCTGGTCTAATGTCCGAATATTCCCGTTTGTATCATCATAAAAATTAAAAAACGCATCACCGACTGGATCTATTACACTAAAACTACCGGGTTGTATCTGTTCTCCAGAGAGTGTTTTCGGGATTGAAATTATACTAACTTCATACCCGGAACCTGTAGGAAAAGTATTTCTATTCTCATACTCTGATGTACCTGAACAAGCTGTACTCTGTAGATAGTTATCGTAGATAAGTACCGGGTTAACAGTACTGTTTATATTTTGATCTGCTTTAAGTTGGTTATAGGTCTGCTCTGATACAGGAGTTGGAGGTTGTAGTCCGGCTAGTTCGTGAGAATAATATAAATGCCGTACTGCTCTGTAATTTAGTGTTGCTTGGTAATCTACAGATCCAGATACAGGTACCGGGAGGTTTAGACCTTCAAGTACTTCTATATTATAAGCGGTACATTCTTCCCCCGTAGTGTCAAAGCTAAATGCCTTACTAGTCTTATACGGGAATACAGTTAGATCTGATATACTCAATGTCTTGTAAACGGAACTCATTATACAGTTTTACTAGGTTATTATCAATTTAATAGCACTTTTTAGAAATTTAACTTAACGCGGAATAGTGCTTCTTTTGTAAAGTCTTTTACGAAAGGTTGTGATAATTTAGCAACTGCAACTAATTCATTATTTGAGTTATATAATCCAACTGTTGTAGGAAAAGTTTGAGGATTATTAATCATTGTTGGGAAAGTCAATGTACCTGTACTTCCTGATATTGCGGATGGATTTGTGGTATAGTTAAACTGCGCATTACCTGCTCTTACAAATATATAATCAGATGATACTGTTTCTTC